GACGTTCTCTTCGTTCAGAACATCGATCAGACGCTGATCGTATTCCTCGGGTACGAGATATCCGCCGTTTGCATCCACGCCCTCCTGCAGGACGTTCTCCACCTGTCGGAAGTTCGTACGGAGAGCTTTGAGCATCGCAGAGCGGTATGCCTCGCTTGCGCGTCCCGTTCTTTCTGCATTGAGCGCAGCCCCCGGAGTGTTGGTGATTGCCGCCGTCACAGGCTTTGCAAGCTGCGCATCAAGAATCGCCTGACGCTCCATGCGCTCGATGTCCTTGCCGAGCGCGAGCACCTCATTCTCCATTTGCTCGTATGCTTTGGCATCTTCGACTGTAAGATGCCCGTCCTTTTCGTGAGAATCCAGAAACTGCTTTGCCTGTTCCCACATTTCTGCACGCTTCTCGCGCATTGCCATGATCTTATCCATGTGTTTATCCCTCCGTTAATGTGAAATAGAAAAGAGCCGTCGTTTGAGCGGCTCTGCATCGACATTGTGTATCCCCTGCCCGAATTTCGAGAGCAGGGAGTTCGTGACAGCGGCGCGGGAGAAAATCAGCCCGTCTGCCGTATCGCCTGTGAGATGTTCCCTATTCTCATAGAGAACGGAATCCGCAAATCCAAGCTCCACTGCTTTCTTTGCGTTCATCCACGTCTCGGCATCCATCAAGCGTGAAATCTTCGCACGAGACAGTCCCGTCTTGAGTTCGTAGGCGTTGATGATGCTCTCCTTGATCTCGGCAAGGAATGTGATTGTCCGCTCCATCTCATGTGTATCCCCGATGGAAACGGTCATCGGATTGTGGATCATCAACATCCCCAAGGGAGAAATCTCAACCGTTGATCCTGCCATCGCAACAACGGATGCGGCAGACGCGGCAATCCCGTCAATCTTGACCGTGACCTCGCCGGGATATTCCATCAGCATATTGTAAATCTGCGCCGCCGCATAGCAGTCCCCGCCCGGTGAGTTGATCCAGAGGTCAATATCTCCCTCGGCGGCATTCAGCTCGGAACGGAACATCTGAGGTGTGACTTCATCGCCCCACCACGTTTCGTCCGAGATTTCACCGTCAAGAAGCAAGATACGCTTCTCTCCCTCGTTCCGTACCCAGTTCCAAAATTTACGTTTCATTGAGTTCTCCCTTCTGCCTAGCGGCAAACAGCCCTGCATCCCTCAGTTTTGTCATATTCCCGTTGATAAGGTACAAATCACCGCCCTCGGTAGATTCAATCGGATTCATGTCCTCGAGACTTCGGATGTCGTTCGCGGAGAGCCATCCGTTCTGCCGTCCGATGGCATATCCCTCCATGCGGCTCTTGTAGTCCCCACGCAGCAGCCCGTCCACGTTGAAGCGGATGAAGTAGTCCTTCCGCTCCTTGTCCGTCAGCAATGCCTTTTGAAGCGACTGCTCCCAACGCATGACCCACGGATTCAAGGTGTATTTGACGAACTCCAAGGACTGCTGTTCGATGTTCGAAAACGAGGATTTCTCCAAGTCTCCGACCATATGGGGCGGTACACGGTAGAGCCGCGCAATCTCGTCAATCTGGAACTTCCTCGTCTCAAGGAACTGTGCCTCCTCGGGCGGTATGGCAATCTGCTGATACTTTACGCCTTCCTCGAGGACGGCGATCCTGCCCGTGTTCATCGTACCGCCGTAGACGGCGTGCCAACTCTCACGCAGCTTCGACGGGTCTTTGAGAACACCCGGATGTTCGAGCACGCCGCCCGGACGCGCACCGTTCTTGAAGAATGCTGCACCGTATTCCTCCGTTGCAAGCGCAATGCCGATGGCGTTCTTTGCCATAGCGATTGGGCTATAGCCGACAAGTCCGTCAAAGCCGAGTCCCGGAATGTGGAGCACATCTTCACGCCGCAGACGAATCTGTCCCTTGTCCTTGAAGTTCGGATTCTCCTCCGTGCTTCTGGTATAGGTGTAGTAAAGCTCACCCGTGCGGCTGTCGCGACTCACCTCCATTTTGTCCGGAAGGAGCGGATAGAGTCCAAGGACACGCCCCCTGCCATCCCGCAAAATTTGTGCGTACGCATTCCCCCACAAAAGGAGGTGATTCATCATCGTTTCGCGAAATATAAAGGAGGTCATTTCCGGATTCGGTGCGTCATGGAGCAGGAAGTACAGCGGATGCTCCGGCACGCGCTCTTTTCCCTGCCCTTTGTAGACATAGACGTGAAGCGGCAGCCCTGCGATGGATTCGGCTAAGATGCGGACACAGGCGTAGACTGCCGTCGTCTGCATTGCCGTCCGCTCGTTGACCGCCTTGCCCGCCGCAGTCTGCCCAAACAAAAAGGACAAGCCACCGAGATGATTCATGGGCTTGTCCCGCGAACGAAAGAGTTTGCTGAATAGATTCATGAAACCACGCTCCTTTAAAAATTTTTCAAAAAGAGAAATATTTTATGCCTTTTGCCATATTAAATAAGTGAGAGGGCAACAAAAGCTATATGTCCTATCGCACAAAAAGAAATGGAGGTTCTTCAATGGCATATATAATTGATAATCCGCTCATTGGCGTTCTGGAGAATACCAAGGTTTCTTCCCATAAATCAGGATTGGGAATTTTTAAAGAGATGGAGTTCACTCCAGAGGAAAATGGGCAAGACGAAGTTGAAGAAGATGTGTTCTGGCGTATAAAACTACGATCTCATGTGATTGAAGCATTCGATTTGGAATCGCATTTCAAAGGCAAGATACCAGAATGGATTCTCGTAGGGTTTGCGAAACTAATATGGAGCGGTCCTTTTAAAGACAATGACGCACTCTTTAACTACGCTTTTCAGGGTCCTGTGAACAGGAACTCGAATGCTCGAATTTATAGACAATTTCATCGTGTCGACCTTAATTATATGACTCTGAATCAGTTGGTCATATACCCAAATGCATATTCTTAAAGCACCCACACGCCGCGATTCTCATACACCGATTCCGACGTATCATTCCCGCAACGGATCGCACGATCCAGTGCCATGATAAGCGCGATCACGCCGTCGATCTTCTCGGTGGATTTCTCCTTGTCCGCCTTGATGTTTCCCGCAGGATCGGTGCGAATGAAGATGTTGTCTGCCATCCAGCGCATGACGGGATGTCCTCCGTGTGCTATTTTCTTTTCCAGCGTCAGCTTCATCAGCTCCTTGGTCGGCGGACTCATATCCTTGAACCCCTGCCCGAATGGAACAACGGTGAAGCCCATCCCTTCGAGATTCTGTACCATCTGCACCGCGCCCCATCGGTCGAAGGCAATCTCGCGGATGTTGTACTTTTCACCCAGTTTCTCGATGAATGCCTCGATGAAACCGTAATGCACGACATTCCCCTCCGTGGTCATAAGAAAGCCCTGCTTCTCCCACACGTCATACGGAACGTGATCACGACGCACACGTAGGTCGATATTCTCCTCTGGAATCCAGAAGTACGGAAGCACGGCAAACGCCTCATCTTCCTCCATCGGAGGAAATACGAGCACGAACGCCGTAATGTCCATCGTGGAGGAAAGGTCAAGACCACCGTAGCAGACACGACCCTCTAAGGACTCAGCGTCAACAGGGGCGGCACAGCTATCCCACTTGTCCATCGGCATCCACCGCACGGACTGCTTCACCCATTGATTCAGCCTCAACTGACGAAAACTGTTCTCCTCGGCGGGATTCTGCCGCGCAGAGTCACAGGCTGCCTGTACCTTGTCGATACCGACCGTGATGCCAAGCGACGGATTCGACCGCTTCCAGACCTCCGGGGCTGTCCAGTCCTCATCCTCCTTCGCTCCGTAAATGACAGGATAGAAGGTTGAATCAATCTTTCTCCCTTCCAGAATATCCTTTGCTTTCTGGTGCGTCTCGTAGCAGATGGACTGCGTATCCGTCCCCGCTGTGGTAATGAGGAAGTAGAGCGGCTGCATACGCGCATCACCGGAGCCTTTCGTCATGACATCAAAGAGCTTGCGGTTCGGCTGTGTGTGAAGCTCATCAAACACAACACCGTGAATATTGAAGCCATGCTTCGAGTATGCCTCTGCCGAAAGCACCTGATAGAAACTGTTCGTCGGCAGATACACCATCCGCTTCTGGGAGGCAAGGATCTTCACCCGCTTGCTGAGAGCTGGACACATCCGCACCATGTCGGCTGCGACCTCAAAGACGATGCTCGCTTGCTGACGATCAGCAGCACAGCCATACACCTCGGCTCGCTCCTCTCCATCGCCACAGCAAAGAAGCAGTGCAACGGCGGCGGCAAGTTCACTGTTGTGCGTCGGCACGAAAGATTCCCCTACCAGATAACAATGACTCGCGCTGTCCACTTGAATGCACTGCATGGGGACTCTCTCTGAGAGCGGTTCCATATCTGCCAGATAATGAAAACAGGAGCGAGTTTCCTTAACCCGCTCCCGTTTCCGGCAGATTTTCCGATGCAGTTT